GTCAAAATTGTCACGGGTGTTTCTGCTGCTGTTACTCGTCAAGACTGGGTTTCGGGAATTACTTACGAAGCTTACGACGATTCGGACCAAACCGCAATACCTTATGTAATGAATTCAAACTACGAAGTTTTTCTTTGTACTCAGCAAGGTGTTGATAATAACGGTGTAGTTATTCCTAGCACGGTTGAACCTACCGTTGCGTTGATACTTGCTGGTTTAGGTGGTTCGTTTTCAGATCCAGTGGCAGCAGGCGAAAATATTTTAGTAACAAGCGATACCGATGGTTCACCGGGATATACGTGGAGATATTTGTTCACATTAAGCCAGGTTGCTATAAATCGTTTTCTAACCCTAGACTACATGCCAGTCAATACCTTTGCCAGCGACCCTCAAGACGAAGATGTAGAAACTCAGCAATATCAAATTCAACAGATCTCACAGGATGGTCAAATCTTAAGTGTTAAAGTTGAAGATGGAGGCGCAGGGTATTCGTCTTCACCAACTGCTACGGTTTTAGGTAACGGCACTGGCATCACGTTGCAACCTATTCTCAATGTCATCAACTCTGCTATCAGAACCGTTGAGGTGAGGGATTTAGGGCAAGACTATGATTTTGCTTCTATTGCGATTGATGACTCATTGATTCCAACAGAAAACGCAACAATAAGACCTATCTTGGGACCAAGGGGCGGTATTGAAGCAGACCCAATCAAGACTTTGAAGGCACGAAATATTATCGTGACCACTGATTTCGAAAATGATGAAAATGATACTTTAATAACAGAAATTGGAAGTGGACCACAAGCAAATGATTTCAGACAAGTTTTGTTGATCAAGGATCCTTTAGATTACGGAGCATCAACACAGTTTGATGGGTTTACTAGTAAAGGCAACCGTGCTTTGATAGTAGGGTCTGGCGGAACTCAAATGGCAACTGACAGTATTATAGAAGGCAACTTAAGTTCTGCAAAAGGTGTTGTTGATTACCACGATGACATCAACGGTCTCGTATATTTTCATCAAACAAAAGAAACGGGTTTTGGTTCGTTTCAACAGAACGAATCTATAGGTAATGGATCAGTAAACCTTACCATTGTCAACAACCCCACTTTCATTCAAAATCCTGATATCGATGTTTATTCGGGTGAAGTGTTATACATAAATAACATTACCCCGATTGTTCGTGATCCTAACCAAACAGAAGACATTAAGATAATTATAACATTCTAGGAAATCTCATGCCCAACACTTTCAACTCAACCACATTATCAACTGTCTATAATGATGACTGGAATGATTCAGACGGATATCATAAGATTCTGTTTAACAGTGGACGCTCATTACAGGCAAGAGAATTAACCCAGTTACAGACTATCATACAAGAAGAGATCACACGCTTTGGAAAAAACATTTTCAAAGAAGGTGCTGCTGTTTCTAAAGGGTTGATGGAAATTGATAATAATTATCGATACGTTCGTGCTTTAACTTCAGGACAAGATGTCACTGCTATTACACCGGGAACTCTTTTGACTGGTGCTACTAACGGTGTGACTGCTCGTGTAATCGAAAATGTTATTCTTGGTAGTGGTGAATCTCGTTTGTACATTCGTTACACCGGAAGTGGCAGTGCTGCTGCGGGTGCTACCGAAATTCAGTTTGTTGAGAACGAAAGTTTAAACTCGGGTGCCTATGTGGTAGGACCAAACATTGGTGCTGATGTCGGTGCTGGTGTTAGGTTGACAGTTGACTCAGGTGATTTCTTTGCTACAGGAAGATTTGTACATGCTCCTAAGCAGTCACTAATTCTAGCACCTACGAGCAGAAATTATACCGGTACCGTTGGTTTCGAGATCGTACAAGATGTGGTAACAGTAAATGACACAACTGCATTGTACGATAACACGGGCGACACTCCTAATGTTGCTGCTCCCGGTGCTGATCGTTGGAGAATTAGACTCGTTCTGTCAGATAAGGCAAACATAACTTCTAGTGAATCTTTTGTATTCTTGTGTAGAATTGTTAACTCGCAGATCGTTGAACAAGTCGATGAGTTAGATAATTATAACACAATTAATGATATGTTAGCAAGAAGAACATATGAAGAATCAGGAAATTATCTAGCAGAACCTTTCCAATTAACCTTTGAAGATGACGATAGCACAGACTCGGATATTTTTGCTGTTATAGGACCGGGACTTGCTTACGTTCGTGGTTATCGCGTAGAGAACGACTATCCTAAAAAATTAAAAATCAAGAGACCGCAACAAACCGAAACTATCAATCCAGATTTCGTTGCTCCTGATTATGGTTCTTTTGTAATTGCTACCGGCGATTTAGATTTCGATATTTGGGCAGATGGAAACGGAGAACGAGAAGTAAATTTATACACCAGCGGCGGAGTCACTCAAGGCACTGCTCATGTTAAGACAATTAGTAAAAAGAATTCTGCGGAGTTTAGAGTTTATCTTGACAACATTATCATTGATACAGGATCAAATCAGTCTTTCGATCAGGTTGCACGAATAGGTGACAGTTTCGCAACATCTTTTGAAATTATTACGGGAAGATTGTACGAGGGAACTAAACAAACTTCTTTATTTCCCTTGCCTACTTCTAGACCATCTGTTCTAACTGGTTACTCATATACTTATCAGAAGAGTTATACTAGCGTTTCTTCTGGATCGCCTACTGCCGGTGGTTTGACAGCAGATGAAAACTTTGTAGATGAGTCTGACTGGTTGGTTGTTGATGCGAACGGCACGATTCAACAAGCTGCTACTATCACGGATAACGGAACCTCATTTACTTTAGGTGGCACTACAGGATCTTCTCCGTTCACCGTTGTTGCTAATGTAAACCGAGACAATGTTTCAAGAAGAACAAAAGAAAGATTACAAGACACCTGTACCGGTGCATTATCTTCAGGCGAACTTAACCTAACTGCTGCTGGAGACGGTGGCGCAATAGTTTATGATGCCTACGATATTGTTTCTGTAGTAGATGCAACTTCTGGTCTTGACATTACAGCATATTTCTATCTTGATAATGGGCAGAGAGACACTCACTACGAACAAGCAAAAATAATTAAAGCAAGCGGAGCAGCAGTTACTTCAGGAAATATTACCGTAACATTCAGGTACTTTAAATGGAGTGATGATGTATGGCCAATTGCTTCTAACTCAGGTCTTTATTTCGATGTACAATCTTATACTAACATAGACTACACAGAAATTCCAGACCATAAGTTGACCAATGGTACAATAATTAGTCTGAGAGACTATGTCGATTTTAGAGGGAAGAGGGTTGGTAGTTATATTCAATCAGCAAACCCTGTAGTGACACAACCAATTCGAGTAAATGCAAGTTACTATCTCTCTCGTGCTGATAAGTTGATTGCCACAGAAGAAGGTGAATTTGAAATTCTCATGGGTCAACAAGCAAGGGAACCTCTCTTTAAGAAGACTCCCGACAATGCATTAGAACTGTACAAGATCGTGATGAATCCGAATACGCTTAGTCCGGATGATATCAACACAACGTTTATAGAACATAAGCGTTATACGATGGCAGACATTGCAAAGTTAGAAAGAAAATTAGATGCTCTTGAAGAAAACTACTCGTTGACTTTTGCTGAACTAGAAGCAAAGTTAGATCAAAGGTTAGACTCAGTCTCGGGTGTTCCTATTCCTGAAACGGGAATACAAATTGACGAATTCACGGATCAGAGCAGTGCCTTCACAGAACATGATGATTATTGTGCAGCACTTGATCCAGAAAACAAACTCTTGAGACCTTGTTATGAAGGTAACAATTTAAGACTTGTTTATCGTCCCGTTGGAACAGCAGATTGGGAGTCTCGTAACATTCTAATTAAAGGAGACAATGCTTATATCGATCATGTTGACAGTGCATGGATTGCTCAACCTTTAGCAACAGAATCTGTTTCGCTCAACCCTAATGCTAAGATTGATTACATAGGGGATATGGAACTGTCACCTTCATCAGACGAATGGAAGTCTGATCAAAGAGGTACTCGCGCTATTGGTGGTGCTAATAGACTCGACACTAAAGAAGCATTGCTCTATAACTCATGGCAGTGGAACTGGGGTGGACGCGCAATTGAAGACGAAGAAGTCGATGAGCAATATTATGCCGAAAGAGTTGGGTTTGGTCGTAAAGGACTAAACAAGCGAAAGAAAGCAACCAGTCAGCGCAGACGCAGAAGATTAGGTGGTACCGGTTCGCATATCAACAGGGTTGTTAGTAGCGATACGGTTAGAACTATCAATAATACTGGGCGAGCAGTTGACCTTGCAGTTGTACCATGGGTGCGTTCTAGAAAAATTCGTTTTAGAGCAACTGGTCTGAAACCAAACACTACCTTCATTCCTTTCTTTGATGGAGTTAATGTAAGTGCTTGGTGTAATGACGAATCGTTTGCTCGTTGGTCTGGAAGAGATGACGATTTAGGAAACCAAGGGGAACAATACACTTCAGGACATCCGGATGGGTCTGCTGCTTTAGTCAGTGATTCTTTCGGTAAACTAGAAGGGTCTTTCTTTATTCCTAACGTTAAACCTAGTCTCAGTATTTCATCCGTTGGTCTTCCAACATTAGCAATACCACAAGGGTTGAGATTCAAGGCGGGTAAGAAAGAATTTAAACTCATGGACGTTAATGTTCCAGATCATAATCAGGCAGGTAGTTATGCTACCGCAATTTATGATGTGTCTGGTATGATCTCTACAAGAAAAGATGGTATGACCACTACTAGGCAACCCATCAGATACAGAAACAACGAAAGTAGAATCAGACGAGCATATAATGTCAAGGAACTGAAAAATTATTTGGATCAGGTTGCTGCTCCAGATGTCGATTTGATCGAACCACATATTTCTGGTGGTTGGGGTGGAGATGCTCCGATCAATGTTAATGTGGGAAGTTTGGGTGGTGCTATGTCACAGGTTCTTCTGGACTATGTTAGCGTTGACCAGAACAGTCAGGCAGGAACATCTATCTTGCCAGATTTAGACATATCATTCCCGTTTGCTCAAAGTTTCACTGTAGATAATCAGTTCGGTGTGGTTCTCACTAAGGTTGAACTTTTCTTCGAAACTAAGGCATCTGACCTTCCTGTCACGGTTGAAATTAGAAATATGGTGAACGGCAAACCGGGAAATCTGAAAGTTCCGGGTACCACAGTAACATTAGAACCTTCTAGTGTTCAGGATAACACAGACTTCAGTACTATTTTACCGACAACATTTACTTTCGATGAACCTTGTTACTTGGATCCCGGAAGAGAATATGCCTTGGTTGTGAAGTCACAGTCTCCCGACTATAAAGTTTGGATCTCAAGAAGCGGTGACTATCTTGCTGGATCGACGGGTGTTAGAGTTTCTACTCAGGCATCTAATGGTAGATTGTTCTTACCTCACTCAGGTAGAGCAGGAACATCAAAAGATCTAGACCTTGCCTTCAATTTGTATCGAGCAGTTTTTGAGACTAACGCAAGTTTGGTATTGAGAAATGCTGTCGTACCTTCGAAACTGTTAGACGCAAACCCGATACAATTAGAAGACGGTTCTACTAGTGCATATGTCAAACTAGGATGTCACGGTTTAGATGTAGGTGAAGATGTTACTATATCTGGTGTTCCTGTAGGAAGTTATGGAAACTTGACAGAAACTGCGTTTAATAAAACACATACTGTTCTCGCAGTCGATGCACATGGGTTTACCATCACGGTTGCGGATCCGGGAGTTGATGCCAGAATTGGGGGAACAGCAGTTCTCAGTACTAGAAATATTCAGTTCGTTACGGCAAACCCACAAATTGAATCGGTAGTACCTAATAAAACTTCTATCGATGTGAGTGCTAGGTTTACTTCTGGTAAATCGTTGGGTGGTTCTGAGACTAAGTTTATCAAAGAAACTAAGTACAAGAGAATTGTTCCCGATCAAAACGTGGTCTTTGAAGCACCTAGAGTTGTTGCTCAAAGAAGCGTAGAGACTGACGGTACAAAAACTATCAATGGTTTGGGCGGATTTTCTATCGATGTTAAAATTGATCTTAAATCATCAAACGACTTTGTTGCTCCTATCATAGATTTGCAACGAGCATCTATGACTTTGGTTCAGCATTGTATTGATGATGGTTCTTATATCAATCCGATAGTGGAGTCAGTGCCTTATGGTTCATCTTCGCCTTCACAGCATATTACAACGCCAATGGAAACAGTTGAACCATCTACTGTACTAGAAACAACTATAGATGCAAATGTTCCTAACGTTGCTAATCTTGATTTCTATTTCCGTGCAGTAATGGCGGGTGAGAATATACTGGACAAGTCTTGGACTGAATTAAACCCAGTCAATCCAATAGTGAAAAGTGACGATCCAGCAGAAATGAGCACTATTAAATTCTCTGCTACGGATCTGCCTGCTTTCAATACTTCGCAAATAAAAGCAGTGATGCGATCTACTAGCATGGCAAAGACACCTTCTATATCAAAGATAATGTCAAGGACCTTCTTGCAATAATGGATTGGAACAATCTTCAACCCGTCGAGGGTCATGAAAATCTATATCGAGATAAAAGAAGCGGGGCGATCATCAATACAGATCAAACCGCTTTTGACCTTGCTAGAAAAAGACTGGCGCTTGCAAGGGAAAAGAAAAAGTCTGAAAACGAACTATATAAAAAAGTTGACATGTTAGAAAATGAGATGTCAGAAATAAAATCTTTATTAAAAACTCTAGTGGAGAAAACAAATGGCAGCACCTAGATATAATCTTGGTTCTTTATACAAGTGGAGATTCGCAGCAGATGCTGATATCGATTGGATGCAATCTTGCATGGACACGGATACAGTAAAACCGGGTACTACTCGTATCAGTTCCACTAGTGTAGTTAGGCAAACCGAAGAGTTTATCTGGACCTATTTAGAAACTAACTTCACTCAAGAAAATGAAGTAGATTTTACTAATCTAAAAAATAAACACTTCGAAAGAACTTCTGTTATTGCAATGGAGAATTATAGGAATAGTCATCCCGGAATGACTGTAGGAATGATATTCTCTGATGCATTCACTGGCGAGGACATCGGTTGGTATTCGTTGAGATTCTCATTCTTCGATCTCGAACAATGTCAAAGATGGGGAGCACCGCCATATGTTTTGAACAAATGGGTTGCTCGAATGGGTGTATACGCGATTCATCCTAGTATGAGAGGAAGACAACATCGTCCCATGTTATTATGTCAGATTCTAAATGATTATCTTGGAAATTCAGATTCTAAATTTCCATATAGAATACATTCTGTAATGTATCAAAAAGATTCTTATAATATTAAACACCATGCTCAATATGAAAAGGGAGCGCATAACCGATACGATAGTAATTTGAAAACTTTTTATCAAAATGCTCCGGAAGATATTCCGGAATATGAACACGCAGTCGATAGGATAAAAAGAAATGTTGCTGCTGATGTTCGATATCCGAATGGCGATAAGTTTAGTGATTTCTATTGGGTTCCTGTAGAAAAAAATGCTTCTATTATGAGATCTGCACCAGAAGTTATAGACGAGGATGGTGAAGAGCATAGGATACAGTTTGCTGCGGAAGTTTTGTTAACTACTGAGTTCAAAGAAAATAAAAGAAACGAACTTATGAATTTAGATGAGAGTGATGTTAGATATGCTAAAAAAGATGCTATGTTGGAAGCATATGGTTGGGTACCAGATTGGAGACAGGTAACTAAAGACGAGAACGGTTTGATATATTTTCCTCTTAACGGAGAAAAAAAGTCTCTTAAAGGCATAGTCAAAAACTGGAGCGTTTCAGGAGAGACCCCAGACTCAGATTGGATGAATCAATATTTCTACTAAAAATTACATATAAATAGAAGAACGATTGTTCATTAATTTATTGTAGTTTTTATGTCTTCACGCCCACTAAAAAGCATAGGCAATGGTGCTCTTCAGGAGATGACCCTCTCCGATGAAGAGTACCTCGCATATCTTGCTGGTCTTCAACTGGGCGAGTCTTCTGATGTTGGTGCCTTAACCACTGATAGTTCTAAAACCGCTATCGGTTCCTATTTCGATACTTATTACTCAGGAACTTCTGGTCAGGTTACTTCAACGGAATATAATTTAGGAACTATTAGTAATACTGTTACTGTGACAACACCTACTACAGGAACTACAGTATACCAAGCATCCCCTCCCACAACACCCGCGCAAATTGTTGCGGGTGATGTTATAACGTTCACAACCGTTCATACTTATTCGGCATCAGGAAGTTCTGATTTCTCTGGACTGAGACATCGACTCAATGCAACTGTCGATGGCATCGGATCTGGAAATATAGAGACGAGCAATATTCAATCTACAGGACCAACCGGAGGAAACTACTTAGAAACACCCGGACAAGTCTACTGGATTAATGCATCGGTTGGTTCTGGTACTTTATCAGTCGATTGGACCTATACAGCAACGGAAACCGGTTCTTTAGTTTTTACTCTTTTCACGGAGTTAGAAGCAGCAAACAGTGTCCTCGATGAGGACGGTCTTATCTTTAATGCTATAACCATCACTGATGATCCTGCAGGTTCTATTTCAGTAACCTTAGACACTAACTTAGAAGATACCGTAAACTTGGGTAATGTTGAAGTGGGTTCAATTATTTACATGACTGTAAATGGGGATCCTATTATTTTGTTCGATGAATCGGCATCTACAGGTACCGCAAATTTTACTTGGAACAGAACTTCAGTAGGTGCTCCCGGAATACCGCTACGAGGTTACATAGAGGTAGATGCTACTGGAGCAAGCGATGCTAAGTTTACTACGACTCTCCCTGAAGGCGCAGGCACTCTAACCTCAAACGTTACTTTCACTGGTGTTTCTGCAGGTGCTTCTAGTGGGTTTGATTTAAATTCGGACGCGACTACTTTATACCAAAATCTAACTGACACTGTAGCACAAAGATCAAACAGTAATTGGAGAGGATTGCTTCAATGGGACACCGACCCTGCTGGTGATGGTTCTAAACCTCCTGCATTAAAGGAAATGGCAGACCCTGCTTTGGACGTTCTAGTTCAAAGACTGGTCAAAACAATTATGCACGATGAACTTCCGGGAGTGTTTAGACTTTCTGCCACATCACCCGGTGCTGATTGGACATCATTTACCA